TTTTTCTTGCCCTAGAGCTGACCCCTCTGCCCCGTAAGACAGCTTACTTGGTTTCCATCTCCCTTGATATGCAAGCCCTATCACGGCCTCAGATACGGCAGTTGTGAGCGTTATAGCCCCACTCGTAACTGTGTATGTTGTTTGCGTCCAGTTTCCGTCTTCACTATGAGGGCTGTAGTCTACCCCATCACCCCATACAACCACCTCTTCGCCCTCAAGGTGATCTAATCCAGTTATGCTTGTTGTGGCTACCCCAGAGTATGTGATGAACGAATCAGCACATTTATTTAACGTACCGCCTTCGCATTCTGATTCTAACGCCACTTTCTCTAAATATCTTTTAGTAACCCCGCCTATTGTTCTTGCTACAGAATAATAGACCCGATCTTCGCCCTCTTCAGGAAGGACAAACACATCTTCATATAAACCGTCTGTAGATGCTGTAACCCAACACTTAACATTTTCCAACACATCGAATATTAGAACAAGAAGTGTGCCATCCGATAAAACAACATGCACCCGAGTATCAGGCTGTCTCTGTACTGCTACGCGCTTAACGCCGGCAGAGATATATTCTGGTACAAGCTTCGAGAGATCATTACTTTGGAAGTTATCAATCTCGACCTTGAAATCTAATTCAAATAACTTGCCGCCTGATCTCTGCACAAAGATACCTGTCGTATCAATTAGCGCAGGAGGAATAGAAGCAGAACCCTGATTTGACGGAGCTTTCAAACTTGCGTTAGTTGGGGATAATGGCTCATCCAATGATGATGACCGTACAATATATTCAGCAGCATCCGTTCCAACAAATAACCGTGTTGAAGATAACATCCAGTTAATAACACCTGACGCGCCGCCAATAGTTTTCGTTATAGGCGCACTATCTCCTTCAGTTTCATCATCGAAAGACTCATATGCGTCACTAACAGAACTCCATATTTTACCTTCACCGCCCCACCAATTACGACCCTCGTGCAACGTAACGGCTGTCGGTTGTGTTCTTCTAGGCGACCACGAGCCTTCATCCCAAAGCTCAGAAGACGCTGTTCCACCAAAAGCTCTCAAAACAACAGCGTCCATTACTGTCGCGCTTGTCCATGACGTAGCTTTGGCAATTCCTGTAATACCACCTGACGGGAAATCAAGAGATAATTCAACCGTTCCAGATGTGAAATCTCCTGTGTCAACGCCTATGCGATAAAAAATTATTTGGTTATCCAGCCCATCATTATATGAACCTGAACCATTACCAGTGTAGGTAGCGACATCAATCCAAGATCCTATTTCACCCACAGACCTTTGAAGAGTTGCTGTCGCTACCCACGTCCCTGCACGGGCAACTGTGAAACTTCTTTGGCTCGAGCCTACACCGCTGATACGGATAGGATCACTCCATTGCGCTTCAGCCGTTGCATCAACTTCAACGACTTGGCCTTGAGATGTGATTCTAAATAAAGAGCCTTCATTTGTCGTTTTAAAATAATCTCGAGATGCGGTGAGAGTTATATCTCCGCTCAAAGCAGAAGGCGTTATACTAATTGTAGATGTATTAGGAGCATTGAAAGGGCCATCTTCAGGCTGGAAGGTTTCTATACCCCAAGACCTCGTTCCCCATCTTACTATTTTTCTTTGAGAATTATCCTTACACGCCATATAAATAACGTCTGATGATTGACTCCATCTTATTAAAGGTAAGTCAGCCTCTAACCAAGGAGTTGCTATTTCCATCTCACCAGAACTTTCAACCGTACACGAATCAACCGTAGTCGCATATTCCGTACGTCCAGACAGCTCCACGAAGAAGTTACCCGTAGGAGTTATCGCTAATGAGTGAGTGCCTGTTCCTAAATCAGCAGAAGAGAAATAGTCGTCATCGCCTTGCGTAGAACCAATTTTTATATTGACCGGCCCTAGAGTTACAACAACTTTTACGCCATGTTCTACGCTCTGATCCGCACCGGCAACCGTGACTTCCTGATAACGAATCGCTGCGTCATACTCTGTTCCGACTAAGCTTAAAGTATTACTAGCTATCGTGGAAGTCGCACCAGATTCGTCAGCGTCTGTCCAGTTCGTATCTGCACTAAAATCACTCGTGGCTATCGCTGAAGAAACAGAAGGTCTTGTTACGAGTGTGTCGCTTACTCTGACGCGATATACAGACCCTGTGAACTCAAGGGAAGCCGTGTCTGAGTTTGAATAAATAAAAGGGATATAATGAGCAAACGAATTGTTCAAAGATGCCCCCAGATACCCATTACCGTTTCTCAGTCTCATTGGGCCTAAAACACGAGGCATACAGTTATTTTGTAATGTTGCAGAAAGAGGTAGGCGTTCGAGGTCTGTCCGGCTCAAGCCTAGAGCTGACATCAAACCACGATTAAAGCTATTAATGAGAAATGGTGTTACAGCCACTAAACTCTCCCGCCGCGTTCACTAGAACCATAATTACCACTTCTTGATTTTAACCAAGATGACTTAGGTAAAAACTTAGTCGGCTGATTAAGAGCGTCTTTAGAACGAGCTTTCTTGAGGAGCTTCGCGGCTCTTACCTCTAGCTTTTCTTCAAGCCTAGCGTTCTGTGTTATCGTCATAGAAGCTCTACACGCCAATGCAGAAGCAGCATAATCAGTGAATGATTTAGGCCAACGAGTAAGATCGCCACCGTATGAAGAGCCATTAGAAACCCAACTCATATAAAAGCTCTGCATGTCACAGGAAATGAAATCCCCAACATCAGAATATCTTAATAGAGGGTTATTGAATGTTTCATCAATAGAGAGTGCTGTTGTTCTTATCCAATCAGTAGGTCTATCGAAAACGTATTGATACCCAAACTCGGGGTCATAATCAGAGTTATAATCCAACAAACCTTCTCTTATGGCAAAGTTCCACTGACCGTCTTCTAAAATACCGTCAACAAAACCGTTATCCCAGATAACATCTAGCTTGCGCCGTGCTGCTCTGGTATCCGTAAGTGATGTAAGTTTACGCTCTCCTAAGTGTTCAACAAGCGTCTGATTATAAACTCCGAGCTGGGTTGTCATTTATTTATTAGCCTTTTCCAATTTAGCCACTTCTCGCGCGGCTTCATCTTTCTTATCGACAAAAGGAATCATAACTTCACCATCTGAAATTCTGACAATCTTATATCTGTGTGATGGGTTCTGCCATACAGCCTTAAACTTAGGATCTACTACAGCAGCAATTTCTGGTTTTACTTTACCAAATTTGTGATGCTCCAAGACCTCAACGGCAGCATACGCATGACCGTAGTCTCTAACGAACAATCTAGCGTACTGCATACGATCCTGCCAATATACATGGAGGATAACAATGTCGCCTTTAAATTCAGTTCCAGCAACGTGTGTCCAATATTTAGGGTCTTGCAAGTCTTCAATGCAAACGTCCGGCTCTACATCAACGATGTATTGTGTTCCTCGGACATTAAATGGTGTGATGTTTCGTACAGAGAGGGGGGTGAAATTATTTGTTTGTGCAACTGGGATTGTCATAGTGTGACCTTTCAATTTATTAAATTTATCGTTAGTCCCAATATACAGGAAGAAGGTAGCTTTGGGAAGCCCTGACGGGGGGCTTCCCAAATTAGTTCGATTAGTCAGAGTCTGTCGTAGAACCTGTAACTGTACCATCGCCTAAGTTGGCTGCGCCGCCGGCTGTAACAGCCTCGACACGGTATTCAGTTGTAGTTCCTGCTGATAGATCTTCGTGGATAACTTTATCACCAACTTTCATGCCGAGGTCATCGCCATTAGTGAAGTATCCGTCACCATCAACGTCTGTCAACGGGTCATCATCAGTATAAGTCCAAATAGACATACTTTGAGTTCCACCGTTAATAACACACGCAGGAGGATTTGAAGTAGAGTAAGCCATTATTAATATCCTTTCTTAAATATTAAACAGACGCAGCGGCATAACCACTGGCATCATGTAGCATTTCAACAATACCCGTATTCTGGATGTTACCAGCGGCCTGATAGGTCGTGCAACGTGTCCAAGAATAGTTTTGCTCTTCGTTAAAGCCAAACTGCGGATTAAACTGCTCTTTATCAAGAGCGTGACCAATAGAGCTTTTATTGAACATGAAACACTTTTCAGCAGCGCCGGCGATGCCAGAGATACCAGTGTTCAAAATCAAATTAACTCCGAGGAAACGAAGAACTCTCTGAGTGCTTGGAATACCGTTAACCATGAATTTCATGTCAACATATTCTGAGCTTGAGAACTCTTTAGTTTTACCGATGTTCGTGAAGAACGCAGGAGTAACAACAGCCGTTACATCACCGTCTTTAACAACGCCAGCGTGGGCATTACCAAGAATAGTGAGTGCAGACATAAACATACCAAGAGCGTCTGTCGTTGCTGCGGCTGCAACACCTTGAGTACCTGTATCAAGAGCTGTCAAAATCAGATCATCAGTCTTACGAGCGATAACTGCTTGTGAACCCTCGAACATGATCTTACGCTGTGGGCCTTGAGATGTAAAAATATCAAAGTCGTTCATGCGTGGTAGATCAGTGAAGTCTTCAAGTGTCAGAGTAGTTTGGTTGTTGTTGTTTACTCTTGAAGGGTAGTAACCATCAGAACCACGAGTTACTGCTGTTGCAGAACCAGTATCAGCTACCAAAAAGATGATAGATGAACCTTTTTTCATATGTTCAGTTGTTACAAATTTACGAAGTAGTGAACCACCTCGTTCGAATCCCGCGATATATTCATCGCGGTACATGGTTTGTGGAGCCGTACGGCTACCGGTCAAAGTCTGTGACATCGCTTTTCTCCTATTGTTGCGATTGTTTAAGTACAATTATCGCAGCTTGGGGTAGCCTATGTGACTTCTGACTAGGGTAGCCCAACGTGGGGGCTAGTCGTATTAGGTCGTTAAGGGGCCATACTCGAATATGACCTGAAACTCTGAGGGGCTGTAAAACAGGGTGGCCTCTTCAGGTAAATTCATTATGCCAGCTATGCATGATTAAGTCAACAAGCTATGCAGAAATTGCATAGCTCACAGAAAAGGCCGCCCCTTCTTTAAAGCCGGAGCGACCTTCTTTTCCTGTCGGGGAAACTTGTTTAAGTTTTATTTATCTCTGAAAGCTCTTGACTTGCATATCCTGATCTTTTTTTCATTTGACCTTCGCCTTGGTCTTTTGGTCGTTCAAAATATTTTGTAAAAGCCCTAACCGCAGTATCTGTAGACCCAGAGGCGAACGCTTCCCTTATTTTTTTAGCGTTTCCAGCCCCAATGTGTTTGCCTGACTTTACTTCATCCAACGCAAATTTAATTTGGTTCTCGTGTGTCCACTCACCGTATCTTTCTTTTACAGCCTTTTGCATTGGGCCTTCCATTTGGAATAATCCAAGACCAGCACCACCACCCTTTTTAAAAGTCTTTCCTTTACCGATGTCCTGCCTTCTATTTGGATCAAAACCTTCTCCGGCCTCTGCACGTATTGATGCCATAATAGCGGCTATACCGACCTTACTTGTATCACTATTATTTAACATATCTCTAGTTTTTTGCTTATAGTTATTTTCTTGGTTAGGAGCATCGACCATATCTATATCTCTCAACCCGTTATCCATAACTGTATTTGCTTTAGGTGCTGTACTCACAATTGACTGTTGAGGGGGAAGAGGAGCAGGAGGAAAACCCCCTGCCCTCCCACTTGCTATAGTATTGCCCTTGCTCATCTGAGATTTAAGCCGTTCCATTAAGCGTAATCCTGCTCTGCTTTTAATAGAGCCTGATAACGCTCTTGTTTACCAATATCAGAATACCACTCATCAGTACCAACTTGGCCTTTCAATTCAGCCAGCTCGTCCTTGATAGTCTGAGAAGGATTAGACGAATTAGGAACAACCGTAATGCTTGGGTTGATTTTGTTCGCCATACTGAGGATCTGCTGATTAAATTCCAACACATCCCCCAAACGAGGGCCTTCTCCATTTTCACCTGTACGGGCGTTCATAAGCATGAAAGCGCCTTCTTCACCGAATTGCTGCTCCATAAAAGCTAGTGTCTTCGTAGAATTTTGGCGAAACTCAGGGCCATACTCTTCACGCAAAGCATCAACAGTATCCGCCTGTACTTGGTGATCTCTGTCTTGCTGTGCTTCAATGCCCTGCTGCTCCATCTCGAAGTATGCGTTCATCATCTTGTTTACATCTGCATCAGGCATATCCATAGAATGAAACTTCTCTAGCATCATATCAACATATGGCTGATCGTTCTCTCCTATAACTAAACCATTCTCAAGATCAAGATTGTAATCTTTAGCAGACTCTGGAACACCGAGGCTCTCACGGTATGCTGATCTTTCTTCGTCACTAGCATCTTCCGTTGGTTTCTCAGGGTTCTTGTGTGCGCCTTCACGTAGTTTACGCTGCGCTTTTGCTCCGGCTTTCAAGGCATCGGGTACAGAGTTATAACGACCCATCTGTTTCAATAGAGCCTCATCTTCACCGGCAAACTTTTCGCGCCAATCAGAAGGCCAATCAGCCTGTGGAGTTATTTCTGTTTTATCATCACCAGCATTACCCATGAGAGTGTCGCTACCAGCGGCATCGTCAGTAGGTTCTGGTGCAGGAGGCGTTCCCTCAGGAACAGGTTGAGCTTCAGCAGAATCGTCTACCACCACTTCTTCAATTACTTCATCCGTCATTTCATTTTCCTTTGATAGCTTTTACTTTACTTGGATTAGCTCTTAGAGCTTCTATGATAACTAACCCCACAAAACGCTGTCCCTGCATTCTGTTACTCTCCCGTTCGCTTTTAGGATCGTATGTATCTTCGTAAGTCTTACACAACTTCTCGACTATGGCTTTCAATGCTTTCTTCTGCATATCAGCATTAGCATCCCCTTTTTCAAGAGCTTGCAATGACATCATCTCATCATAATCTAGGAGTAAAACTTCATCTATTATCGTCTTATTACAACGCTTCATCACCCATTCCTTGCAATGCTTGTCCTGCCATGCCTACACTCTCAGCGACTTCAGCGCCTTGTTGCATTTGACTGAGAACTTGTTGAATTTCAGCCTGTTCGCTGGCTGCTTTCTTAACTTCATCAAGTTCTTCCTCGGACTTAAACCACTTGCGAGGAACGCCTGAACCGTCAAGAACATCTCTAAT